ATAAGGCGATTTAAGACACAAATAAACCCCCCTCCTATAGTTTGTATAGGCAGGGGGGTCTTTTGTTTTTTACCAGTCTTCCCCTAACTGGTAAAACCTATTCGTTTATCACCAAGTTGTGCCAATATTGTGGGTAATCTGCTGCGTTAACAAAGACTACTAGGTCTCGCTCTTTAGTATCCCATCTGGTATGAAAAGTAGGTTCTAGATGGGCTATCTCTCTGGCTGGAATCATAGCAATACCATCTGAGTATCTAAAACAAATACGATGATAAGAATAATCTGTATCTGTATATGGTGGAGATACCATTATCTGTTGTAGTTTATTAAATGGAAAGATGGCTGCCCGACTGCTATCTGTTTTAAGCCATTTAATTTCTAAATCTCCAATGTAGTTCTCTCTACCATTACCGTGTAGTAAAGTAATATGAAAGTCAGTGAAAAAGAAACGAGGAGTTGGATATAGTTTCCAACCTTTAAAGTAATCTTGTAATGCTGCTGCTGCAATTTTTTCTCGTTTACCATCACCTGCTACTTGCCGTATAGGTTCAAGCACGTTTAAGTTCCCATTCTGGTATCACTGACTTACCTTGTATGTTTAATTTTTTACGTAAGTTTTTACGTATTACTTCTGACGTACCTGCCCAGTATCCCAACACTTTATATTCTAAAGCATATTGTATACATTCATTTTTTGCAGGACAACTTTGGCAAATTTTAAAAAGTAATTCTTCTTGAAGATATGAAGAAGTATCTGTAAACCACATACTTGTTTCTGTGCCTTCGCAGGCTGGTTTATTTTTAAACTTTGGGTACAACTTAGCCTCCTGTTTTGTAGAACCCCGTACCTTTAAAGTGTACTGGATTTGCTGTCCATAATCTATTCATTGTGTTACCACATAATGTACATACTGGTGGTTCTGGTGAAGTGTATTCTTCTATTGTAGAACAATACTTACATTGAAAGTCATACGTCGGCACAACCATCTTCCTCTCCACTTTTTGTTGGTAGTGTCACCATACTTCCACAACTAGCACACTCTCCATCTGTGAAATAAAAAGCAATCTCTCCATCTATAAATCCACCTAACATTACAAAGACATCACAACCACATACACATATTTCTAATGGTGTACCCCGCAAATCCATTGACTTGCTGTAATCCACTACGTGTAGTAGGTCTCTGATATCTTTACTCTGACTCATTATCTTCTTCTATCATAACGGTGTCTTCATCTAGATATGGTTTCCATCCACCAAGATTTCTTATAAGTGAATTGATAGCACGTTGTACTTTCATACGAGCACCATCTGGTGTTGTATCTAAATCCTTTGCTATGAGATTCCACTCGTTGTTATCTGTGCTGAACCTAATTTTTAAAACACTTTGTTTAGCCTCTGAGAGCCGATAATATGCTGTTGCTATATCTGACCTGAGCACTAACCAATTATTTCCATCTGAACTATTTTCAGATTTACTAAACTTAAAATTTAAATCTTTTATTTTGGTAGGCATTTCATATGATTCAGAAATAATGCTAGGCATAAATGCTTCTATTACTGAAGCGTCATAGTAATATAAATCAAGTAACTCATAACCTATTGTCTTAGCCTTTTCTTTCTCGCAGAATTTCACTGCTGCATTACGTAAAGATTTTGCAATTAATTTATCTTTATCTTTTTGTTCTAACTTAGACCATTCAAGATATTTATTTGGATGAGTAACAAACCATAGCCAAAGTATCTGTTGAATATCTAGCGATTCAACCATTGGATATTTCCTATGGTATTCAGATGCTAGGGAAGCAACTACTGAGTCATACTCAGTGATGTACTCCTGGTTCATCTGTGCCTTTCCATTGCCCTCTTTGTACCAATAGTCCTATTATGGCATAGTTTGCCAAATCTAATAAGGTATCCTCTATAGATTCATAGTTCGGCGTGTCTCTTTTTATATAATAAAGATTCTCTAGCCGAGTCATCTTGTCGTGCATACGAACAATAAGACCATTCATAGCACCACCTGGAGCCTTTGCAATATTGTATGGCCCGTAGTCAGCGTGCTTTTTAAGCATTGTTATTTTAATAGTTGTAAGAATTTCCTCAAAGTCTTTAATGTCCTTCATCTAATATCTCCTTAACTTGGGTATCAAAATCCATCATTGCTTCAAAGACAGTTACTTCTTCTAGCAACTCGCTGCCTTCTCCTTGCGCTGCTGCTACAAGAACATTGGCTAGTACTGTAAGTAATCCCATTCCTACTTCTGGGTCTTGTTTGGTTACCATATAGACATCCCTAAGAGCAGATAAGATATCTAATCCTTTATTATCTGTAAGTGGTACGCCCATAATTTTTGGGTTGTCAGCAATAAATTCCCAGACATCATCGTTCATTGATGCACTTTCTGATTCGCTCATCTAACCAACCTGCTCCTTCCTGCAATACAATGCTATTAACATCTTGCCCTTCTGGCATTTGAACTATATTCACATTACCTAATTCACGACTAATCTTTTTACCGAACTCCAGTCCTGGACTGTCACCATCTGCAAGTACTATAACTGTATCAAAGTCGTCAAGTATTTTGCTGTAATACGGCTTCCAATTATTAGCACCTGGAATACCAACTGCTGGATGACCCGTCTTGCTGACTGTAGTAATACAATCAATCTCACCTTCGGTAACACATATATATCCATCTGCTGTTAGTACTGCCTGAGCATTGAACATAGTTGTCTTAGCCCCTGGCAGGCCAATATATTTTGGTTCTTCTCCGTGGATACTACGAAACCGCAGGTCAACCACCCCTGATGGGGTGATGTATGGAATAACTAACTTACCCTTGTAGCCTTCGTGACCTGGTAATGGATTGTCCACTACTCCTAAATGAAACTTCCTTGCTTCTTCTACCGACAGACCCCGCATTGTTAGATACTCGCTTGCTTGATGTATGTGCTGGGCGTATTCCGTCGCCGCCTGTAGGAGAAATTGTCTCTGCGTATTTGACAGCCTCACGATAGTTACCTCCTTCTTTATACATTATTAAATCATAAACATCTCCACCAACACCACATCCGTGACACTTAAATCTACCTTCATCAAAGTTGATTCCAGCCGATGCGTGTTTATCTTGGTGAAAAGGACAGCGTATCTTTCGCCAACCACTGCCCACCTGTGGCAGTTTGGCGCCTATATGTTCTAAATAATCTGCAATACTATGTTTGTCCATTAACTTTTTTCAGAAGAGCAAGCCAAACTTTGGCTGGCATAGTTGCATACCATTGTCCGACATCTCCTTTTCCTTTACGTTTATGTATAACAACACCTGTCCAGGCATTATCATTTTTCATTTCTACTTCTAACTCTGCAGTCCAACCTGCTAGGTCTAACTTAGCGTGGTTCTTAATCTCAATAGTAACTCCTGGTATACCGCTGATATCACCCTTATCTAGTGTTGCTCCCGCTAATCTGCGGTCTGCATACGGATAACCATTTGCTTTTAACCATTCTACGACAGCACGTTCTGCCGAACTACCTTTACGTTTGGCTGGATTAGTCAAGACCAACTGCATCTACTGCTATTTTATATACCTCATCACAAATTAAAGTATATAATTTATCACTGTTATATAATTCATCACTAACTATATTCCATTCACCTTCTGTTAGTGCTCTACCTATTAGAGTTTCTACATCATTTTTAGTAAAAGTATTATCCCATACTTTAGTTTCCATATATAGTCTCCTGTGCATATTTAATTTGAACATCATCTAAATACATACTATCTGGATTGAAGGCTAGGCTGACATAGTTATTACCTGTCTGGTCTGCTCGCCCATATCTGTTTTTGACTGGTGCTACGCAGAGATAGGTATCATCACCTTGCTTCATCTGACCAATAGTAAGAACCATTGCTGGTATCTGATTGACTAAACCCTGAATGGCACTACGTGGTTGGCAAGGATAACCATCAAAGCCTTCCTTTGTGTGGTGAAGAACAAGCACTGCTGAATTAGTATCTCTTGCTAGATACTTTAACTCTTTCATTGCTGCTCTCATACCTTGAAATTCTTCGTGTCCATCCATTGCAATATCCATAAGGTTATCTACCACAATAAGTACTGGACTCTTTCCCCATACAGTTTCAAATGCACTGACCTCATCATCTAAATCTTTTAGAGTGGGAGTGGATTCAAAGGACCAGAACAAATGATTGTTAAGGGTAAGAATTTCTTCTGCTTGTGTTGGCTCACGCTTAAGTAATTGTTCTGCTGCTGTCTGTGTCATACGACCTGACATAGCAACAAGACGCATAGCCATAGTATGAGCGTTAGTATCTGCACTAAAATATAGTGTAGGTACTTTTGCTTTGGCTGCAATTGCCAGTGCTACTGATGACTTACCTGCACCTGGGGTGCCAGCAATCATCGTAATTTCTGCACGGCGCAGAATAATTCCCGCTCGTTCAAATGCCGCAAAAGCGGGTGGCAATGGCTCGCCACCCACCTCTGCTTTATTGATACTACGTTTAAGTGTTCTCATTACTTTACTTGTTCAGCAACAAATGTATTCCATTCTGGTGAACCAGCACGGACATATTGATTTTTGCATTTATCAAATGCACCTTTTTGTGCTGGGCAGAAGTAACCACGATATGTTTTACCATCCTTACCAGTACCTTGAATAGCAGTCATCTTGCCGTGAGGACACATACGACCACCTGCAATTGATGGACTATATTCTTGAGCAGGAATTGTTGTACCTGTTTCAATAATATTTCCACCAAGAACTGTTGCTACTTGTGCTGGTGTCATTACTTGTGGTGCTGCTGTGCTACCACGAGCAACTGATTCTAATTCAGTAACAGCAGAACGAATTGCTTCTAATGCTGTTGCTACTGTTTGGTCTAGTTCATCACTATGTTCTGCACGAACTGTGATAAGTGAACCTGCTGGTGTTTTTACTGTGATACTGATTGGTGCTTCAGTGCTAGCCACTGATATCTCCTTCTTCAAATGGTGTAGCAAGACCCTTTTTGTCTCGCCACTGTCTGACCTTCATTGCAAATTGTACACCTTTCCAACCCTCTGCTATGTCTATCCAAACTAATTTGCATAGACCAGTTCCTGCTGGTAGATGAATGATGATGGCTTTATCTTTATTGATATCGCCCCAACTACCACGGCGACCCGTAGCAATGTCATACGGGGAGCCGTTAGCATAGATTGCTAATTGAATAGCAATATTATTAGGATGGTCAATACGACCAGTCTTAATATCTGCAATAAATCTTTCGCCTTTATATTCAACAACTCGGTCTGGTGTACCAGCAATCTTATATTTATCTAAGACTGAGAATTGTTCTATAAAAACTTTATTAAGTTGTTTAGTTGTTTGTTCGTAGGCTTTGATGTCCCCTGCCCACTCTTCTGGGATAGGCCCAAGTTCCTGTCCCAAATCTAGTTTCTCTGCAAATGCGTGTAATGCTGTACCAATAGTTGCAGCACGTGAGGCACCCGCTACTTCCATAGCATCTTCAATATATTTATTGATTGCCATTTTATCTTCTTGTGCTGCACTAATTGCTAATAGTAAATCGCTACGTACTGTTAAACCTATTGCTGCCATTCGCATTTTCCAGGCTGTTAATGCTGCTGGGTCATCTAAACTGTTAGCAATAGTTGTTGCTCGTGTATATGCAATTGGTTTACCACCAGTTTTAGGTGCAACTAATGGCCGTCCATACCTATCTCGTTCTATTTCAACTCGCATATGTCATTTTCTGTCTCCCCTTTAAAAGAAACAGGCTGAGTAAAAGGAGACTAGTCAAATCTCAGCCCGTTTCAGTACGCAGAGTATATCAGATTACTCTGGCGCGACGTGACAGGAGCAAGCACAAGGTCTCCTTAGTCCACGGATACCGATGACAGCGGTACCCGTGCATTCAGTGTGCTTACCTGTTAAGCATTTGCTGGTTGGATATGCCTCAACATAATTATGGTCTGCTATACGGGGCACTAGAAGGATTCTACTTCTGTAATATCTGCATCTAGTTCTTCAGTAATAATCTCTTCATCTAGTATCTCATATACTCCCATTGTATAGACATCTTCTTCTGATTCTGCCTCTACTAAAATTGTATATGTGATTCTTCCTTCTACTGTTGCTTTAAACTTTGGCATTATTGTTCGCTCACATCTGAGATTTCAACATCCCAACTATCAACTGAACCATTACCTCTGTAATCTAACTGCAATTCATCGGCAACTAATTCATTGGCTTCATCTTCTGACTCTGCTTCTACATCTGTAATGCAGAATGCAATACTACCGTTAACAGTATACAAAGATTTAAGTCTATCTGCACCAATAGATTCTAATAATTCATTAACATCATCTATTGAGCAAACAATTTCTGATTCACCTGAAGTATAAGCGTCTTTAAAGAACCGATATACTTTTGTTCTGGTATCAGCAACATCACTTACTTTAGCAAAATAGTTATTCTGATAATAAATTTTATCAGCAATAACATTCTTTAACATTTCTTCTGTGTACTTGGTGGTGCTACCATCTTTTTCTGTATACATATATTCCATTATAGTCTCCTTATGCTGTCAGTAGTTCTAGTGCACGCAACTTTAGGTTGTCGCTAGCACCAGACATCGTTCTGATGCCTAGCGATTTTTGT